TAAACCATGTCCTCTTTTATGAACTCCAAGTTTAGCCATTAGCACTTACCGCCGTATTTCTTTTTAACTCTTCCACCTTTTTTATATCCGCCTTCTTGTTTAGCGTAAGCTTCTTCAGCTTCATAAGGTTTGTTTCCAGATTTTCCAGATTCAAATGCAGTAGATTTTTTACTTTTTGCTATTCCACCTTTAGCTTTTTTTTCATACATTTGATCACCATATTTTTTAATGAATTCTTCTGCACTCATTATATCTCCAGAAGGAAGTTTTACATTTTTAACAGGGTATTCACTACCATCAGCATAATGAGCTCTTCCACCTTTTTTCATTTTAGATTCTTCCATCTTTTCTTTTTTCTTAGATTCTTTGGCTTCATGCATTTTAGATTCTTCTTTTGCCATTCCACCTTTTTTTAATTTATCTAATTTAGTGTGTTCACCTTTATGCTCTTGAGCATCGTGCATCTTAAATGCTTTTTTAATTAATGCTTTGTCTTGATCCATGTCAGCTTTGCCACCATCTTTTAGTGCAACGCCCATTCCTCTTTTAGTAACTCCACCGCCTCTTAGTGTAGCTCCCATTCCTCGTTTAGCCATTCCACCGCCTCTAAAAGCTGGTCTTGGTCTTTGTGTATAATCGTTTCTCATAATTTACTCCTTATCGTTAGTATTATTATAGTTGGTTGTAGTTCTATTTGCAAGTGTTCTTGCAATAGATTCTCCCGATCGCCCAACCACATATCCGCCTAAGCCAATTTGGAGTAAAGTCCAAACATCGCCTGGTAATTCAAATGTAATTATGCTTCCAGTGAATATCTTTATAACAGGTCCTAGTATATAATTCCACACTAAAATAAATATTAAAACATACATTAAAAGGGGTCTCCAGCTAGCTGCAAACCAGCCTGCTTTAGCTTCTGCTTCAACAATAGAAGCTGCAGCTTTGAGTTCTTCAGTATGAGATTGTAATAGTTCTGTTTGTAATTGAGCTTTTAATTTTTCTTGTAAATCTTTATCAGGAACTGCTTTTTCAATAGTGCTAAAAAGAATTTTAGCTAATGGTGCTATAGCCCCTAATAATGGGAACATATTAGAACCACTTTGCTTTAGTTCTTTTCTCTGGCATCATTCTTCTTTGACCACGAACTTGTTGTTCTTGAGTTTCTAATGGATTAGAAACTTCAACATCAACTCCACCTTTCATGTAACCATCTTGATTTGTGAATTGTGAAAAATCTACATCGTGAGCTTCTGCTTGTACTTGATTTTTAGTAGGTGCTATAACTTCTCCACCTTTAGCATATCCCTTAGTTGATTTTCTTGCTTCGGATAAAGCAATAGCGATAGCTTGTTTTGGATTCTTAACTATTTTTCCAGATTTACCAGAATGTAATTTTCCTGTTTTAAATTCGTGCATAACTTTACCAACTTTAGTTTGTTTTTTCATAGTGTTATTATACTCCTTTTATTGTTTTTTTTCAACCCTAGGATTTAATGTTTTTCCTAAGATAGTCTTTTCAATAGAAGTATCAGCTCTCATCTTAGCTAAATCCTCATTTTGCTGTAGTTTTTCGTCATGAGTGGCTTGGTTCATCATAACTTTCATCTTGTTTAAATTATGAGACTGTTCACCTTCTTTACGTTTTCTATCATTTTCTTGAGCCATTAAATCTAATTCTCTAGCTTTAAGAGCAGCTATAGGGTCATTGTCAAATTGAGAAACAATTTTTTTCTCCTCTTTATCAAACTCTTCCATAGCGTCTGCTATAAGTTCAGCTTTTCTAGATTCAATTTTTTCATTTAACATTTTAGCTTGCATTTGCATCTGTTGCATTGCTTGTGGATTTTGTTGTGCCATCATTTGCATTTGCTGACCCATCATTTGTAATTGTTGTAATTCATCTTTGAATTCTAATTGAACATGTTCCTGAGACATAATGGATATATGTTCAAAAATATTTTTCTCTAATGATGCCATAATCATCGGAGCATTCTTAGCCATATTAGTTGACATAAAATTTAAATGCGCAGTAATATGCGCTCTGTGATCTTGACCAGGGAAAGCTTGGAACGGTTGTCCTGCTAAAGCCGCAATATGTTCTAAAGCAGGATCTTTTGGTTGAGGTTGTTGTGGCTGAATTAAAATTCTATCAATATCTTTAACACCTAAAGCTTCATACATATTTCTGTAAACTTGATAAGTATTATGCATCGCTGGATTAGATGCTGCAAGTTGCATTTCAGTTTGTGCTAAAGATATTCTTTGTGTTTGTGAAAATATATTTGGATCAGCAACTGGAATAACTGCAACATTGTCGTTAAAATCTGCTTGTTTAATTTGTCTTGCTCCACCAACAACATCATATGGATATACTGGTGGTAAATATAATTTAAATAATCTAGCTAATGAATTAAACTCTTGTTTTAAAGATGCATACATTCTTTTATGAATAGCTGACATTACTCTTGAACCACGTTCTAATAACGCAACAGTTGTACCCACAGCTGCTTGTTGATTACCATCTCCAACTTGCATATCAGCAATTGAAGCAAATCTTTGTCCAGCTTGAACTACAACTCCCATTAAAGACAATAATGTTTGAGAAGGTTCTTTAAATGGTAACATCATAAATGAATCTTTAATGTTTCCATTAGGTGCATCTACATCTCTAAATTCACCTGGTTGAATTGGTTGTGCATCATCTCTAACTCTAATTCCTCGCTGCTTGAATCCCGCTGGTAAGTTAGCCAAGGTTCCAGCATCTAATAATTGTCTAAGTGCAGATGTCGCTGTACGTGACAATCCACCAATCATATGAATTAAACCAAAACCATAAAAACCAAGTCCTGGTAAAAATTTAAAATGAACAAAGTATTGTATTTTTTGTTTTTTAGGATCAGTTTGTTCCCAGTTACGTCTAATAGATAAAACTTCTCTTGAATCTTCTTCAATGGTTACAATGTAAGGAAGTTTAATTCCTGAGGGCTCATTTGTTTTAGGATTCATATCTTCAAATCCTTCAATATCTAAATTAGTATGAAACTCTAAAAGTGTAAATAAATTATCACCAGTAGTTTTACGAATACCTTCTAATTCATTTTGTTTCTTTTGAAGATCTGTTTCTAATCCTTCTGGAGCAGTAAGAGGAACATCTCTATAAAATCCAGATACTTGTTGTTTGCGTAAATCATTTTCGGTTATTTTAATAATGTGAACGATTGCTTCAGCATCTTCTAATGAAGTTGCAGAATAAGGAACAACTAAATCTTCCGCAGGGATAAATTTAGAAACAGGTCTTCCAAGTAATTCATCATAATAAACTTTTTTAAAAGTAGATCCTGATAAAGGTAAATAAAATAACATTTGATCAAATTCAGATTCATATTCTTTCATGACATCCATAATTTGATAATTCATAAATTCTCTAACACGTTGTGCTTCTTGTTCTCGTTGCACCGTACCCGCTCCTATAATCTGAGTTCTAACAGGTCCGTCAGCTGGTAATAATTCTTTATAAGCTTGAGCTTGGAATTGTGTTACAGCTTCCGCTAGCACGGGATGCGTGGCGCCGGAAGCTCCTTTGAATGGTTCTGTTCTTCTCTCGTATTTAAATCCTAATAAATCTAATCCGTCTGTGTATGCTTTTTCCCAATCTTGTCTTGATGTTTTATATTGATCAAAGTCATCACATAGTTCTGATCCAATTGGACCTAATACTTTGTCTTCTAATAATTCAGCTAAGTTAGCAAAATGATCTGCTGGTTGTTGTGGTTGATTTGATTGTGGCTTTAAATTTATATCTGCACTACCATCTTCATTTTCAGTTACATCAACAGGACCACCTGCTTTTTGATCTATTATATTTTGTTCTACATCAGCTGCTGTAGGTTCAACAAGATCTTGATTAACGTTTGGTAATGATTTGTCTATAGTTGCCATTATTGTTTTTCTCCGAAGATATTACCTTAACCTTTTTATTAGGTATATTCAAGCCTTGTGGACATGGACCTCTTAAAGGAGGTACAGTGGTTGTTAACTTTTTAATCATTTTTTATCATTTCTTAATGCACTAATATGTCTACCTGTTAGTTTACTTTCTAAAGGAAGGGTATCACTTTTTGCATAATTAGGGTGAATGTTTTCTTTAGTTTTTCCTAAATAAGGATTTATTTTATCTTCATGAAAACTAAACTCAGCTGGAGTACTCATAATAATATCTGATTGTTTATCTATATGAGTCATAGGTGGTGTGTAGTGCATAGTAAAAATACCTTTTTTTGTTTTAAGATCTGGATTAGCTGCGTAAGGAGATTCTACATCTATTCTAATAGATCCATTAGGTTTAGTATAAGAATATACATCTTCATTTCCAATTTTTAATTTTTTAATAACTTCATTATGTAGTGAAGGTAATTTACCTGTCATGTTAATTCCTTCTTTATGAACTTTATTAACTAATTTAGGAAACCAATCAAACATATTATGAGTACGAGCGATTTTAATATGATCATCTATTACATGAAGAGGAGTTATTGTTTTTGTAAAGTTAGACATAACTTTTTTATAAGAATGGGTAGAAACTTTTCCACCATGAGCAAGTTGAGATCTATATAATTTTGGATCTAAATATTGCATTATTTTTTTGTCTGCGTTTTTTGTATCTACATTTTTTTGTAATTTTGAATCTTCATCAATAGTAGTTAATTTTAAAAATTTTCTTAAAATAGAATTTTTAGCAAGTTTATTGGTACTAAACTCTTTTCTTAATTTTTGTATATGTCTTGTATTATTTTTAACACTAGTTCTATGAGAACCTAAATGATGAGGGTGTAACAACTGTTTTAAAAAATCTTTATCGTACATATTAATAATATTTTTTATCATAATGAACCACTGGCTCATCTTGATAATCTTCTGGATGATCAATAAATCCTCCTTGACGAAATCTCATTAGAGCTTGCGTTGTAGAGTCTACCAAGTCATCATTCTCCCCATAAGGGAATGCTGCACATTCTTCTATTACTTCTTGAGCAAAGTCTTTGTGAGTGGGCGCCCATATGCAACCGCTCTCAAATAGAGGTGCAACACTGTTAACTCTTGTATGCTTATCATTTCCTTTGCTTGGTGTAAAGTTAACAACTGGTATACCCATCTTACGTAATTCATATGTTAAAGGTAAACCTGATGCTTTAGATTCAATCAATACTGTTTCAGGATTCCAATAAGAATATTGTTGATAGGCAACTCGTCTTAATTCTGGAAACTCTAATCGTTCTTTAACAGCGTCTAATAATATTAACTGTGGACCTGAATCTTCATTATGATGAAACACTCCCCAAGTAGTGATTGCTGAATAGTCAGAAGTTTCTTTTTTCATAAATGCAGTATCATAACTTTGAATGATATGTTCTAAAGGTGGTATGTAATCATATTCCCATTTACGCCACCATTCTCTTTTAATGATTGCACCTTCGTCCG